TAAAATTACAAGCTAATCAAGGAGAATTTACTGGTGGCGTTTGGGGTAACACATCACCAACATCTACTCAGTTTTATTATTCAGGAGCAGAAAGCGGCACATACATAGCCTACCTATTCGCCACACTCGCAGGAGTAAGCAAAGTAGGAAGCATCACAGGCACAGGTGCTGACTTAAACGTAGACTGTGGATTCTCGGCAGGTGCTAGATTTGTCCTCATCAAGCGTACAGACTCTACTGGCGATTGGTACGTCTGGGACAGCGCGAGAGGCATTGTCGCAGGTAACGACCCGTATCTGCTCTTGAACTCCACAGCAGCAGAAGTTACATCTACAGACTACATTGACCCACTATCTAGTGGCTTTACAATAACATCATCTGCTCCTGCTGCGCTTAACGCTAGTGGCGGCACTTACATCTTCTTAGCAATCGCATAGGAACTATTATGGAATATCGTATTCAATCAACTGGCGAAGTCAAAACTCAAGGCGAAGTCAGAAGAATGCACAGCAACACATCCCTGCCGCGAGTATGGGATGCAGACACTTGCGAGTTCTTAGGGATAGACCCTGTACTCGCAGCTCCTAAACCGGAACCAAGCGCAGCTTATAAACAAGTTGGTCGCAATGGCGCAGTTCAAGACGCTAACGGTAACTGGGTAGAGGCTTACATAGAAACAGATATGTTTGCTGACACTACAGAGGACGGCGTAACCACTACCAAAGCAGAGCATGAGGCGGCTTATCAGGCTGATCTGGATGCTGATGCTGCGGCGGGTGTTAGAACTACCAGAGATGCCAAACTAGCCGAAACCGATTGGATGGGTATGTCTGACGTTACTATGCCAGATGCTTGGGCTACATATCGTCAGGCTCTTAGAGACATAACCGGACACGATAGCTTCCCGAATCTTGCCGATGAAGATTGGCCTACGAAGCCAGAGTAAGATGCGTGATTCATGTTTTTGTTTTGGTCATGACTATTGCGGGTTTAGAGGTCGCTAACGAGAACTGTTCGGAGGCTATGTGTTTCCGAAGCATCGATACCTGCAATAGTTTTGCTGCCAAGCTAAGACAAAGAAGCTCGCCAAGTACGTCTATTGGCATAATCACTTATTGCAAACCGATCTTAGTAGACCCGACCCAAGAGGGAATAAAGGTCTACTGATGGCAGCGGAGATTATCGCAGCAGTACAGATGTGTTCTTCTGCTTACCGTTTTATGAAGACGGCGGTCAATGAAGGTAAAGAGCTTGGTGATATGACCAGAGCTTTAAGCAAGTTCTGGGATGCTCGTGAAACGGTTAGTGTGCTTGAACAAAAAGCTACTAACCCGAGCAAGATAGAGCGATTGTTCGGCGGCAAGTCAGTTGAGAGTCAGGCTCTTGAGATAACGCTACAAAAAAGAAAGGCTCAACAACTCGAAAAAGAATTAAAGGACTTGTTCTACTGGAGCGGCAATGCAAATCTCTGGCACGATATGCTCAAGGAAAGAACTAAAATACGGAATATGCGAATCGCTGACGCTAAAGCTAAAGCAGAAACTAGGGCTGCCATGATTGACGTGGCGGCGATACTCGGAACCATTGCGACAGTTTTTATTGTAGTTATGGCGATTACAAACGCAGTCATAGAATGATGGAGTTTTTCTTATGATGTTACAACTCGCGCAAAGTTTAATTACTCCTGTAACAGGAATTTTAGATAAATTTATAGAGGATAAAGATCAAAAAGCTGCACTAGCGCACGAAATTGCAACGATGGCTGACAAGCAAGCGCAAGAGCAGGTGATGTTGCAGATGGAAATTAATAAAACCGAAGCACAGCATCCGTCTATGTTTGTTGCGGGATGGCGACCTGCCGTTGGGTGGGTATGTGCTCTTGCAATGTTGTTGAATTTTATTTTAATTCCTTTTATCAATTTGGGATTGGAATTCGGTGGCCTAGAACTTGAACTTGATTTGATCGACATGGAAACTATGATGCCTGTACTTTTCGGGATGCTTGGTCTTGGCGGTATGCGAACCTATGAAAAGTCTCGCAAAGTCGCCAGAGATAAGTAGATGAAAAGTTTAGAGGATTACGCCACTACAGATAGGCAGCGAGAAGTCTTAAAATGTTGGGAAGACTATAATAGGAATTCTGTTAAAGCCAGTGGTGCTCTGGGTATTACTTCTTCCACTGTCAGAGACATCATTAACACTATTAAATCGAAAGCCGCTGCTGCCGGATACTCTGATCACTGGGATGCGCGAAGACACGTTCCTGCTGGCGAGCACGTTATTGGTCGTTCCATCTATACAGAAGATGACGAAGGCAACAAGGCGTGGTTAAAGACCCGGCGCAAGATCGAGGACGCAGAGCGAGAAGCTGGATTAAAGGCGTTCGTTGACGAGCTGACCAAAGGGCTAAAACCGGCAAAAAATACTCACAAGAAGTCGCCAAAGGGTAAATCGAAGGAATTATTACCCGCAATCATAATCGGCGACGCCCATATTGGTATGCGCGGCGAATTTGATCCGACGCGAGAGCGCGATTTTAATTCTCACATAGCATCTTCCGAGATTCTTGAAGCAATCGACTACCTGGTTGAAGCTGCTCCAGCATCCGAAGAGGCGCTGCTGATAAATGTCGGCGATTTTACTCATATCGACCGATCTATTCCCTATCCGCAGACCGCTAATGGAACGCCGATGGACACCGATACGCATATCGAGGCGATTATGCGAACGGCTGCAAACACGATGATTCATGGGATTCTGCGGATACTTGAAAAACACGGAAAGGTTTCGGTGGTTATGGCTAGAGGTAATCACGACTCTGAAACGGCAATCGCGATCGCGATGGTGCTGGCTTACTACTTTTCCAAAGATTCGCGAATTACTATCTTGGAGCCGAAGGGGTTCTATCATTATCTGACTTTCGGCTCTAACCTAGTCGCTGTTACGCATGGCGATAAAGCGCCAGGGCGACGGCTTGCTGATATGCTGCCGAGATTGAGTGTTTGGTCAAAGACAACTCATCGATATTGGATTCTCGGTCACTTCCATAGCAAGCTGTCGGAGCAGTACGATAATTCGGTGGTTCTGGAGAGATTCGGAACGCTAGCACCGAGCGATAGCTGGCACGCGAGCAAGGGCTACAGGTCGCCCAGTATTATGAACCAGGTAGTCTATCGTCGAAGCGGTGGAATAGCTATTCGTCATGAGTACGAAATACCGGGGAAGGATTACGAGCCGGATCACGAAATCTGAGATTGTTCCCGCTTGATTATGTGATAAAATTCACTCAAAAGGATTGATCGCAATGGCTAAAGACTCAAGACTCACGAAATACGGTCTTAAAGGCTATAACAAGCCGAAGCGGACTCCCGGGCACTCTGAAAAGAGCCACGTCGTTCTCGCCAAAGATGGCGACAATGTGAGGCTAATTCGATTCGGACAGCAGGGAGTGAAGGGTTCGCCGCCAAGAAAGAATGAATCAGATGCTGACAAAGCTCGCCGGGCGTCATTTAAAGCTCGACACGCTAAGAATATCAAAAAGGGGAAGATGTCGGGAGCATACTGGTCGAACCGGGTTAAGTGGTGAAATACGACGCCGCAGAAATGATTCTGTCGATAATTTATTACAGCGGCGGGGCTTACTCGCCAGAAGAAATATCAGAGATCATGGAAACAATCGCTCTCTATCAGCAGGGCGATTCAACAGATAAGAAGTCGAGCACAGATTTACGGATCGTGCCGATCAACACTGGCGAGAGCTATGACTGACGTAGAATTAGAAATCATGCTCGACAAAGCGGCCAAGCGCGGTGCTAGAGAGGCGCTAAAAGATATCGGGCTCCTGGACGAAGCTGCTTATACTGATATGCGCGAAATTCGATCTCTGCTAGAGGCTTGGCGAGATACTAAGAGAACTATCGGGCAGACAGTGACTAGGTTTTTAACGATGGCGCTCCTGGGCTTAATCGCTGCAGGCGTTTATATGAAGGTGGGCGAATAATGCCGTATCATAACAGCAGCAAAAAACTGGGCAAAAAGGCGAAGAAGAAGCCGAAGAAAGTTAAGCAATCTAAACAACTAAAGAAGAGGTAGGTATGGGCAGGCTAAAATTGGCGTTTGAGATAGCGAGATTTGTGCTTTTTTTAATCTCATCGATTAAAGAGCTAGTGATTCAAGCCGAGGAACAGATGCCCGAGGCCGGAAAAGGCTCGGAGAAGTTCGCAGCGGTCAAAGAATCGATTCTGACAGCGGCTAAATATGCAGACATAGCAGACGAAGCTATTGAAAAGGCCGACGAATTTGTCGATACGCATATCGAAGCGGCAGTTCAAAAGTTTATCAATGCTGGCTAAACTCGCCTATAGGAACTTCACGCGAAGCGAATTCGCTTGCAAGTGTGGGAAGTGTGATTCTACCGGAATGGAGATTTCGGACGAATTGCTCGACGCACTGCAAGCTCTTCGCACGATATGCGAATTTCCTTTTTTCATCACATCCGGCTATCGATGCCCAGCTCATCCCGTCGAGCAAAAAAAAGACAGGGTGGGCGCTCACGCCCTCGGCCTGGCTGTAGATATCGCAGTCAACCGAGAGGAAGCTGTATATCTGCTTAGGAATGCGCTGAATTGCAACGTTTTTACCGGCATCGGGGTGAATCAAAAAGGAGGCGGCAGATTCATTCATCTGGATATAGCCACCGAAGATGATATAACCGCTCCCAGGCCGAATATCTGGTCTTATTAACATTCCTGCTACAATTCTATATCAAATCAGTTGCATAAAAGCATCGTTTTAGTATAATCGACCGGACGGCTGGCATTCTGCTGGCTTAAATCGGGAGATTTATTATGAGCGAAAAAACTACATTCGCGTCCGTTTGGGCGACGCTATCGCAGGTCGATGTATCCGACCGCATCGAGAAAAAGCAGAATCTCAGCTTTTTGAGCTGGGCCTGGGCTTGGGGGACTCTGATGGAGCACTACCCGCAAGCCGAATACTCATTCCAGGAATCAGAGTCAGCGACAGATGGCTCGCTGATGGTTTTCTGCACAGTAACCATCGACAGCCTATCTCGCCAGATGTGGTTGCCTGTCATGGACTACAAAAACAAAGCAATCCCGAACCCGAACGCCTTTCAACTGAATACCGCAAAAATGCGATGTTTGGTTAAATGTCTGGCGATGTTCGGTCTCGGCCATTATATCTATGCGGGCGAAGATTTGCCGAACGCTGAAGCTGACAGACAGGCAGAAGCTGACAAGAAAGCCGCCGAAGAACTCGCGGAATCTCTAAAGCCGCTCACAGTTGATCAAATGACTCGCATTGATGAGCTAATCAAAGATACCAATGCAGATGCCGACATATTCCACAAATACTTCAAAGTAGATGGAATTGCAGAGCTGACAACTGCACAAGCGGAAGTGGCAATTTTAAAACTGGAGACTAAAAAGGACGGTAAAAAATGAGGATACTTCCGCACGAACAACGCTCAGAGGGCTGGTTTGCGGCCAGAAGAGGCGTTCCGACCGCTAGCTCTTTCGGTAGGCTAATCACGCCCACAGGCAAGCGAGCGGCGTCTGCTGACGGCTATATAGACGAACTGATCGCCGAGAAACTCACGGGGCAGTCTAAGTTCTTTCCAACGACCGCAGCTATGCAGCACGGCATCGACACAGAGCCGAAAGCGCGTGAATACTACGAATTCATGTACGACGCCAAAGTGATCGAAGTCGGTCTCTGTCTGCACGACACTATCGAAGCTGGGGCAAGCCCGGACGGACTCATCGAAAACACGGACGGAATTCTGGAAATCAAGTGCCCGCAGCCACATACGATGGTTAAATACTGGCGAGACTTCTTAAAGAAGGAGAGGATGCCGCAGGAATATCTGGCTCAAGTACAGGGCCAATTATGGATTGCTGAAAAGGAGTGGTGCGATTTTCTCTGTTACGCAGAGAGCATCAAGCCGCTGCTGGTTCGGGTGGAAAGAGACGAAGAATTCATTAAGTCGCTTGAAGAGATAGTGACAGATGCAGTCGAGTCAATAAACGAAAATGTAAATAAACTAAAGGGGAAGTAATTATGAGCGAATACGATAACAATTTACGCGGCGGTCTATGGAAGCACGAACAGCGTCACGATCAAGACATGGTGCTAAAAGGCGACTGCGAGATAGATGGCAAAAAATACTGGGTGAATGTGTTCCGCAATAAAAGCGACCATGAGAGGTCGCCATCGTTCGATCTGAAGTTTAAAGCGAAGGACGCTCCAGTTGAAAAACCGCAACAAAAAAGCGACACTAGCGAAACATTCGAGGATGATATCCCATTCTAGGCAAAAAAAAGCCCAGCGAGTTGGAGAAACCTCGCTGGGCTAATGCGCTCAATACTTCGGGGAAAGTAATTATGAGAAAGTACACTATGTCACAGAAAATTGATTTCGGCAAAGCTATCCGGGCAGCACAGGCTAACTCACATACACGGATTTCCGATATAGCAAAAGAGATCGGAGTCGCTCCACAGCAAGTTTCGCGCTGGCAAAAAAGCAAAGATATAAAATTGTCGCGGGCTGTCGAAATTGCGGCGGTTTTTGATTTGAGTCTTGCTGATTTTCTGGTCTTATATCACGACTATGAATAATTTAATGGAACTATCGCGCAATCGATGGCAGGAGATACTTTCCAGGCTCGGCATTGATCAATCACTATTAAACGGCAAACACGCTCCCTGTCCTATGTGTGGCGGGAAAGATCGATTCAGATTCACCAATCACAATGGCGACGGTAAATACTTCTGCAATCAGTGCGGGAACGGCTCCGGGTGGGATTTAGCCGCAGAAATCACCGGAATGAGCAAATCAGCGGTCGCGAAGGAAATCAAAGAGATGGTAGGTGATATAAAGCCGAGCAAGCCAGTAGAGCCGAATCTCAATAAGAATAAGTCGCGGCTCGAATACATACGTCGAGGTCTTGATCACGGATCACAGATAAACGCGAAAACTCTCTATCTTAGAAATCGCGGTCTAGCGAACTGCAAAAAGATCGGATTCCATCCCGGTCTCGAATATTGGGATGGCGGCAAGTCGCTCGGCAAGCATCCGGCGATGGTATGCGTCTTCTCGGATAAGAACGGACTCCCAGCGACAATGCACATCACCTATCTGACAGCTAACGGGCAGAAAGCGGTCGTTCCGTCTGCCAAGAAGATCATGCCGCCATGCAGACCGACAACTGGCGGGGCGATACGTCTGACGGACATTTATGTCGAGATGGGAATAGCCGAGGGCGTGGAGACAGCTCTCGCGGTCATGCAGAAGTTCAAAATTCCATGCTGGGCCGCTGCGACCGCTGGGATGCTGGAGAAGTTCGAGCCGCCGAGCCAAGTAGCGACGCTGCACATATTCGCAGACGCGGATCGATCTTTCACTGGGCAAGCAGTTGCCTATAGCCTGGCGAAGCGTTTGCATAGAGACATAGAGTGCCAGGTTCATATTCCTGAGAAAGTTGGGACGGATTACGCAGATCAAACGGGAGACTGACATGGAAGGATGGACGGTTAAAGACGAAGATTCTAAAAAACGGTTTATCGAGCACATCGAAGAACTCTATACGAAGCACGGACACATCGCCATTCAGTACACGACTAAGAAGCCGCGAACGATGGCGCAGAACAGCG